GCATCGCTAAGTAATAATTGCAGATTGTCTGCTTTCTGCGTGACCTTATCAATATTACCCTTTGCGTCGGCCAATTCACTCGTATGTTCAGTAGCAGTCTGCTCTACTTTGCTTAAACGTCCATCCTGATCCTTGAATGTTTGCTCATACTTGCTTGCTGTTAAAAGCAGGTTAGATATGTTTTTCTCTGCATCTGTCATTGACGCTTGTAACTTATCAGCAGAAGTTAATAATGAGGCAATGTTACCTTGATTGTCTTTGACATTCTGACGTAAGCCTTTGATATCAGCTTGAATCTGATTAACATTTCCCTGCGCAGAGGCAAAATCAGCTTCAAACTGGCCTTGTTTCTGCTTAATCTGAGTAATGTCATGTCCTTGTTCAGCAGCACTTTTAGCATAAGTGTCAAGGTCAGTTCCAACCTCATTTAATCGCTTTTCGACTCTATCCATCGAGTCACTTGTCGATTTAAGTTCGGCTTGAACTGCTTGGACGGCTGACTCATTTGCGGACTTCGCTTGATTGATGCTAGTTTGAACTTTAGCAATAGTTGATTCTATTTGAGCAACATCACTAGCCGCATTAGCTTTCAATTGCTGAATTTCCGCCGTAGCACTATCCATTGCAGACTTTGCTTCAACCACCGCTGAACTCTGTGCAACAATCGCATCACTATTGACCTTACTTGCAGCGATGGCGGATTCAGCAAATTTCACAGCCTCATCGGCTTGTTTGCGGACGTTTGGCAAGTCGGCTGTAGCAGATTTGATTTCATCTGCTACTTTGTGACCTGCACCGTTGTCCCAAATGTTGTCAACCTCGTCTTGATTATAAACGTGACCATAGACAGTATCGGTAAGAACCCAAGTCTCACCATTGTCAGGGGATCGAAAAAGGCCGGCCAATCCTGTTTTAGGATCAACCATGTATTTGCCGACAAGACTGGGATCACGCCACTTTGTCTGTTCAGTTGGTGCAACAGGTTTAATTTCTTCACGTCCATCAGTGTTTGTTGCCATCTTTCTTAATCTCACCTCCTGCTTTAGTTACTGATTTTAAGTAGTCCATCTGCTTGTCATTAAATTTAATATTGGCCCAGTGATCTTCTTCACGTCCACCGGTTGCTCCATAGTAGTTTAATTGAGGTGTACCTGTATTAATATCATGCAGGTCCTTCATAATGGCTACATTAACATCTTTCATCGCTAAGCCAGTATTATTAAAGGTCAATTCCTTAACTCCATTTGGATCAAAATAATCGCTATTACCGGATACGCCAACAAGCGTGACATCAGTATTTAGATTACGCTCTGGAACAATTAATCTAATAACCTCGCCAAGTTCTGCTTCACCTGTAAAGTCGCTGATAGTAAGTGTTGTATTGGGATTGTATTGAACAGTATTTTCAGCATACTTCTTCAATGCATCCAGATCATAAATGCTATCAACTGTAATAGGTGCACCCTTTCGTCTTCCGTATTTGTCGATACTTTCTTGATTTTCAAAATGATATACAAGTGAGTAATAGGTTTCACTAGTAGTTGAAGTAGTTGACTCCCCATCACTACTACTTACAGGCGTAGAGCCTCCATTAGCAATACCAGTTTTAATTGTACTAAGCGGATCAATCCACGTCCCGTCATTGCTGAAAGCGTGACTAAAAGCTTCCGGAAAGTTATGTTTGGTAATCCCAACGTGCAGATGGTTAGTGGTTCGATAGCCGATTACATCGCCTGTTTTAACTTGCTGACCTACTCTTACAGTAATATTACTTTGATTAGAGAAAGCCTCTTGATATTCAACATTGAGTCCAGAAGAATCTTGAATAACTACATAGAATCCAATTCCTCCGTCACCCCAACTGATTGTCTTTACTTCTCCGCTATGAATTGCGTGAACTTCGTTGCCGGGATGATCAATTGATCCAAAATCTAATCCATCATGAAAGCCATTAGTTCGCCCCACTCCATCTTGAGGGTGCGTTCCAAAAGTTTGCCCCAATAAAAAATGACCCTCTCCACACGGGAAAGGCCATCCCCAGCTGTTGTCAACGACTGATTTAATGTCAATGGTAGCTTTACTAATTGGAGCACCATGTGGAGACCAACCGCCAGAACCGGCAATTTGTTGTCGCCAGTTTGGAATGTTCATCATCGCGATTAACTGATCTAATCCTTTGCGAATATCGGTATAAGGTGGACGGCAATAATAATCAAATGTCGATTGAATGAACTGTACTAATCCAATTGACGGATGGCCTGCCTGTGCATTGCTATCCCAATTATTTTGAATTGTTTCATTACCATTTGATTCAATTCGTATTCGATTTTTAATGTTAGCAATATCAGCATCTGATAATTTTTCTCCAATTAACGAAGCAGCATTTTGTATAACCGGCGTCCAGTCACCATTTTGTGGTTCGGTAGCTCCGTTGGTTTGACCGCCTGGTCCAAGAACAGAAGTAATGTCTTTTTCCATTTTTCCGCCGTAAACCCAAACATCATTAATCAAATTCGTAGCATCGCTTTGAATATCTACGTTAGACATATCATGAAGGTAACGAAACACTTTATTAGTAGGCTTCTTTAAGCTTTCCAGATCATAAATGCCAACAACCATGTCACTATCTGGTTTCCAATAAGCACCAAATAATTTTAAGTTACTGTTCAACCATTCATATAACGAACCAGTACAGTCAACTGCTGCTTGTGGGAAATTACCATGTAGCTTGTAAGTGATTCCCCATTCGTTTGGATTAAAGAAATGATCCAATCGTTCGTTTAGTGGATAGGTCTGTTGAACGGCGGTTTGTTTAGTGACAATACCCGGTTGTGGATCACCACTATCACCATCTCCAGAATCACTACTACCGCCACCGCTAACCTCAGGATTTCCTTCTGTCGGAATTGTTGAATAAAGGACTATATCTTTCATAGCATCAATTAGCCGATGAGTAGCCGTTACTTGCAGGGTAGCCAATCCATTTTCATCATGTTTGGCTTCCACTTGCTGGATTAGGTAATCATGACCACGATAATTTACATAGCGTTTTTCTTTGACTAGATTAAAAGCATCTTTATATTGCTCGGTATAAGTTAGTGTAAATGAGATTTCATAAGCTGAACTCAACTGAAAATTAGCCTTAAATGATGTGTGCATATCCTGCCAATCGGCTTTACGTGCTTCCGTTGCCAGCTTATTACTAATTCCGTTAGTTAGCCATACAAACTCACTCATGATAACCACCAGTCCGGATAATCAAATGAAATTGTCCCGTTGAAGTTTTCGACTTTGAAATGATTTTCGCCAATCTGTAACGTAATAATTCCGCAATCAGTATCTAGCGAACAATTCTTGCCGTTACAAGATGGTTCAACGCCATCTAACACAAAAGATCCGTTAAAGCCGCTTTCCTTATAAATGCTGGTACTGGTAGTTGTGTTAGTAACTTTCATTTTTCCTGAAGACGAGCCTTGCAATGTCATCTTGAATGGATGTCCGCGACGTTCAGGATCAATCAACACATCACTCGTATTAACCAAAGTAAATGAATTACTGTTAAACGAATATCTAGGTTGAACCTCAAGATTATTGCCAAACCCTAGTACGGGATCTTGAGTTGTGCCTACACTACGGCTTAATCCAATAATGTCGGTAAACGTTACTTCACACGTCCACGATTTTTCACTCGTAAAAGTTGGTGCCGCTAGCTTAGCCCGCACATAATACATGCGTTGAGGCCAATTAGCAAAGCAAACCCAATAAGGATCACGAGAAATTAAAAAGCGTTGCAGTGCATCATAAGCAAGCATTGCATCACCTTCGTCCATTCCTATAAAGATCATTTCCATTTTTAACTCACGAGTACCATAGCTAGTAGACAACAGTCTAGATCCATCCATTAATGCTACCTTCTGTAGATTATCAACAGGATTAGCTGGCTGAACATCGGGGGCTTTATAACAATAAGCACCCTTTAATTCTGCGTTGTCAAATTCGCTGCGCCAATCGATTCCATCTTTTGAGATTGCGAATTCAATTGGGTCAAAGCTTAAGTATTCATCAGAATCATAGCCTAACTCGCTAGGCTTCATAAACTGATACCTGCTAGGCTTATTTTTGCGTTGTGAAAATACTTGTATCAATTTATCAACTCCTTAGACTGTAATTCTTGGCATTGTACTTATTAACTGGGCGTGCAACATCCTCAACAGTAACATGTGGGTGCATATCAATATTATCTAGCTTAGTAATAGCCGTCTTGATTAATTCAATTACTTGGCTATTAAATGCACTATAAGTTGGTGTTCTCCATTCAGGGTGATGGTTCATCATCGTTTGGTAAGCATCTTGCATTAGTGGCATTGCATTGCCGTTATATGGGTTAATTACATACTCATCGCTCTCGGCATTATCACCAATCATCGCATAATCACGGTGAGTCATATGGACTCCAGAGGCCCAACCATGACCATTACCAATATTGCCCCAGCCACCTTCTCCGCCATGATTAAGAGCATTGATGGCAGCCATAATTTGGTCAAAACCACTAAGAATATTATGATGACCTGGCATTGCCCATGTATTAAACGTTGAAGGAATAAATTGAAGCAACCCTTGTGCTGGGTGACCTGCTGCTGAGTTAACATCACTGATCTGCTGGCTAATCTTTTCATTACCGCCTGATTCAGTTTGAATTTGACGAAGTAACTTACCAATTTGGCCTTCTGATAATGAAACATGCATTAAACGTGCTGCTGATCTAATAACAGGTGTCCAATCACCATGAACTGGCTCTTTAATAATACCCAGTAAATCTTTAAGCACGTTCGCAATTCCACGTGAGAATCCGACCGCCATTGCTTGTCCTAAATCAGCAATCGCAGGGACACTCGAATTCCAATTAGTTAGCTTAAGTACAAGATTCTTTGAAGCCTGTACCGGATTAGCAATGAATTCTTGTGAGATTTTATCCTGCTCAGCTTCTGATAGAGTACCGTTAGCATAGTGAGGGAATAATCCATAGTTTAGATATGGTTGTGATCGATCTGCGTCAAGCACCATCGATCCAGCTTCAAGATCACGTACAACGTTTTGACCTTGTGCTGTTCCCCAACCTTGCGACGGTTGCCAAATCAATTCAGTCTTATTAGCTTGTAAGCCATCGTTAACAATAGCTTTACCACCTGGATGGGCAAAAGTTCCTTGAGCATAGTGAATAGGCGATAATCGCTTATCTCCGCCAAAATCACCGATAACGCTATTAATAGCCGAAATCCCACTGTTCAAACGACTAACTATTCCAGACATCGCCTTTTGAGCAATACCTGGTAGCTTACCAAACGCACTACGCATTTCACTAACAACTGAATTATTCCAGCTTCTCCAACCACTAAGGAATTTAGAAGTAAAGGAACGTTCACGATTCTCAATCGAATTAAAGCGGCTTGAAACAGTTGAAACGACCCTACTTAAAGCTCTTGAAGGATAACTTGAAAGATCATCCCAAACGTCTCGCCAATCACGATTAAACGCTGACTTAAACCGTGACAAATCTCTTTCAAGTGTCCTTGTCATGCTAGAGAACTTAGACTCAACCGAACCACGACCACTCATCGACTTATTAGCAATTTGCATTTGTTTAGCAAGTTCATTGCCAAACCGATTCTTCTTTAGTGACTTAGTAAGACTTTCGATGCTCTTTCCAAGCCTATCAAGTGGATTGTTCTTGCCGTTAAACGGCTTTAATAGATCGGAAGAGCACACGTCTGAACTCCAGT